GCTTGAGACATTCCGTTTCCGCCGCCATAACCGCTGCCTTGTCCTTTTCCCATGCCTCCGGTTGCAGCTTCGCCACCTCCTGTAGTTCCTGGGCCAAAACCTCCTGGTCCACCATAATCAGGCATTATAGTCCTCCGTTCGGTTTTATAATATTAGACGTAATTTTATCCATGTTCGATGTAATTTTTTCAGCTTTGTCCATAACTTTGTTTATAGAATCTTTTTCTAATTTTTCTGTTGCGATTGCAGATCGAAGAGCGATAGCATCTTTTTGTTGATCAATCTTTGCACGATCAGTTGCCTTTTTATCACGTGCTTTTTTCTTTTCAAAACCTAATCTCTCACTTGCCTCTTCTGCTTTTCTCATCATGTCTTGTTGTTTAACATCAAGTTCGTCTCGTTTAAAGTCAAGCAATGGATCGCCGCTTGATTGTTTTAATAGCTCTTCATACTCTGCAACAAACTCTGCAATCAATTCTGACTCACGTTCAGCAACTCGTGATTGCATTTCCATCATCATCTGTTGTTGCATCATCTGTTGTTGTTCAGGTGGCAACTGTTGCATTTGTGCCATAACTTCTTGTTGTATTTCTTCCTGAGCTTTTAGCGATATGTGTTGCATGATGTGCGCCTGTAAGTTTGCCATGACAATAGGACTCGATTTAACAACAGTGCTGTGCATCATGGAAAAGTGTGCCTCAATGTGTGCGTCATGGTTTTGACCAGGAAACGCTTGTGCCGGCATACCTGCAAGTATCTCAGAGTTTTCTGTTGCAGGATCCTTTGGCTGTGGTTGTTGAGGCGGAGCTAAGATCGCGTCAATATTTTGCACGCCCATCGCCTCATACATTCTTCGATACGCTTCATAAATATTGTGCATTTGTGGTGCTGCTTGTGCCAACTGTAATTGTTGTTGAGCCAGTGTCACACGTTGTGTAACAGAAAATATATTAGGATCAGACACAGGTATTACATCAATACGTGCATCAAAGTCTTGTGCTTTGATCGCTTGATTACCACCAACAATCTGATACGGATAGACTGGTGGTAAACTTTCTGCAAAAAGTTTTGCAAGTAATTTAAATTCTTTGCCTTGTGCAGCGTGCATTCTTTTGTGAATAGCGGACATCACTTTCATGCCACGCTCCAGTAACGCCATGGTTGTGCCCACAGGGTTGACTTCGTTGCCCTCGCCAAGTTTCATATCAGCTACGGCTGCAAAAGATTTACCGCTGTCGATTACAAAACCAAGTAAATTAAATAGTGTGCCTGATGGTTCTTTATATGGCAGTGTCATCAAAGACGCACGAAGATCACCGGCTGGTGCATCTACATCTCTGAACTCTCCAGGAACTAGTGGCTGATCATCGTCACGTATTCTTAGCCCGCGAGCTTTAAACCCAGCAGGTAAGTTGACGAGTGTCCCTGCATCAATAAGCTGTCGTAATACAGAGGTTGCGGTTTTTGTGAGACCACCCAACATATGGATAAGACCAAAACCATAAAAACCAAGACCTGGCAAAAACTTGTAATGAACGAAATATTGTTTTTTAATTTTAAGTGGATCAGTCTCATTCCAGTTTCTTCTTATTGATAATATTTGATTTGAGTTCTCCTCTATAGTTACAATGTATGGTAGACGAATTCCAGTTTCTTCGCCTGCCTCATTGGCATCCTCGTATCCCGGCAGGTCTAAATCTACGTGCATCTCAAGAAGTGTGTACACATCGTCTTTGGTGTATGTTTTTTGTTTACCATCTAGCTCGTCAATTTTATCTTGCACCTCGCTTGGGTCACCTTCAGATGGTTCACCCACAGGAATATCACGATAGAAACCTGACACCTGAAACTTACGCAGGTCGTTTGACATCATCTTCACAACATGTGTAATTCTAGAACATGTGTGCAAATCTGTTGCTTCGTATGGTACAACCAAATCTTCTGACGAGACAAACTTAGAAACAGGTCTGCCTAAAGTGTTGTCAAAATATATTTTACGAAACGCCGAACCAGATAGGGGGAGGTGAAAAAGCATTTGATCTAGTTCGGGTTCGTATTCCTCCATGACGTGGGTAAGTTGGAAATTCATAAACTCTTTTACACGTTGTGATTGTTGCTCCACTTGCGGGCTGATAGCACCCATAATTTGTGTTTTTACAGGGCCGCCTGCAGGAAATAATTCTTTGTAAGATTGTGCTTGAAACTGTGTGACTGATTCTGCAAGCAATGGATGAGATACACCAGATGCACCAGGAAAAGGATTTGTTCGATCTTCATACTGCATGCCTAAAAGTTCTAGCCCCTCTGCATAAGTTGACGACCAATCACCTCTTGATTCTTTGTCACCCTCGTATGCATCAGACAACTCTCTTGCGATCATTTCAAGATCGCCATCATTCATGTTCTCAGCTAAGTTTTCGTTGTGTCCGCCCATCATTGGTTGAGGTGAACCAAAGTCTATTGTTGCACCACCGTCAGCATCAAGCTGCGGATCACCTTCCATAATATCTACTTCTTGCGCTCTGATGTCGAACTTCATTTGTTCTTTGAGCGGCATCTCCCTGTCTATAGCCATGTTACGCCCTCAATGATGCTATGCCTTGGTCCCTGTCTGGCATTCTTTCGCGAGCAGCTTGTAAAATATTTTCGCCTTGCTCGATTACGAATTTTTTAAAACCTTCCTCGCCCAAATATTCACTTGGTAGTTGGTTCATATCATCTAATTGATTATAAATTTGTTTTAAATATTCTATTGTGCCAGCGTCAGCTGTTCTTAACATTCCTTCGCTTTCTAACATTTCACGTAATTCCATTGGATCTGTTTCAAACATTCCGCTTGGATCATCAATCATGTCAGTAGGGACTTTCATCTCTTCATCGTCACCACGTGCCATTCGCATGCTGCCTATTCCTGCGCGACTATCTTTTATGCGAGTATCCTGTCTCATACTAAATTACTTTTTCTTAGAGCGTTTGACGCCCTTAATCTTACCCTTGTTAATGCTAGCATAGAATACAGTCTTTCCTTTCTTTTTACCATAAGTTTTTTTCATGGATTTTAATATTTTCTTACCCTTCTCGTTCAGTGGCATCTAGTCTCCTCCAAAACTCGTCCAAAGCATTGTGTTCACAGTTATTGCAGCCACAATCTTCGATTTTGCACGAGCCTCCATTACCGCAGTGACAGTTGTGTCCGCAGTGTTTACACGATAAATCATCTAACATTTCCATCGTTTACGGGCCTGACGCAGTCTAGAATTAGGGTCTTTAGCAGCTTTTGGAAACTTTTTCATTTGTCCTGCACTTCTTGCGCAGAATGATTTACGTCTCTTTGCAGCTTTGCTTCCAGGTTTGACCTTGCCCGTAACAGCTGTTTTTAATTTACTTCCTGGGTTATCACGCCGATATTTAGCGACACCTGCTTTTGTCATGCCGGCGCCTGCCTTCGTTGGCCTAAAATACTTTTTAGTTTTTGGTGGTTGTTTATCCCTTTTTCTTGCCATGACTTTTCCTAATAGCTTCTTTTCCTTTTTTAAAAATACCAGCTACTTGTGATTTGCCCATCACTTTAGCACGTTGTTCGCCAACTGTCAGTATTTGAATTTTACGAGCAAAAGGTTTCTTAACCCGTTTAACTTTAGCCACTGTTGCACGGGCGTCGGCGGGTGTTGCAAACTTAATACGAACAGTATCTTTTGGGTTCTCGTCTGTGTAAAGTCGTCTGCCAGAACCTTTTGGTTTTTTACCTGTTCCGACTTTTGGATCTTTTGCCATTTTTCAAAACGCTTTTTAAAGTTCTAGCTTGTTTTGCATGTGTCTTTGATGCCTTAGACAAGCCTTTAATAATTTTTTTAATTTTAGATTTACCTTTGGAAATTTGTTTTCCCATCTGAGATCTGTTAATTGTCATTAGATAATACCAAGTGATTTATAATAGTTTCGAACAGATGGATTACCAATACGTCTGGATGTGCCCTTGCCCTCTGGAATTTGCACATCAATAAAACTACCAATGTATCCTCCATCAGCTGCCTTTTTTCTTTTCTTAAATGTTGCAACGTTTGTTGGTTTACCGCCTACACCTTGTGCCTTCGCTCTTTTGCGAGAAACAGCAGATTTTCTCTGGCTCTCTGTCATTCGATTAGCTTTTGCTCTTGGCACACATTTTGGATATTTTCTTTTAGCGTCTTTCTTTTGTTTAGAACGCCCACATTTTGCAAAGCCCCCGCCTTTTTTCTTGGAGCCAATATCAACCCAATCTTGTTTGAACCATTTGTCTAGTCCTTTGTGTCCAGACATCTAAGCAACCTTTGTTACTTTTTTTCTACCTGTCATGATTGCACCGCAACCGCGTGCTACAAATTTTTTCTTCACACGTCCACCGTTTTTTAAGCCTTGCGCTTTTAATCTTTGTGTCGCTTCAACCAAACCACCTTTGGCTTTGCTGCCACGAAAATCTTTTCGTTTTACCCCAGAGGGATCTTTTATTTTCCCTGCACAGATCTTAGAGGCATAAGCATTAGCATAAGCTGAGGGATAAACCTTAAACTTTCGTTTTGCTGCAGCCTTACCTCTGGGACAAAGTTTTGTCATGATTACATCATGTCCTTTTTCTTCATCATACCGCCGCCACGTTTCATAACTCTTTTGTTATTCATCATGCCGCCCATAGCTTTTTTAGTTCTTTTTTTCATAGTTTTCTTTTTAGCTTTTTTCTTACCTTTTTTAACAGCACCACCGCGCTTCATGCCCATCATGCCGTTTTTTACTTTTTTCTTCATTCCTGGCATAGTTACACCCTCCTTTTAGTGTTTTTCTTTTTCTTAGAAGTTTTCTTTTTCTTCTTCTTTTTAATGACACCCCTACCAATCAAGATGTCCTTAAAGGTTGTTTTACCATCACCAGACAAATCTGGAAACGATTTTTTGTTTTTAGGTTTGTGTTTTGGCATTCCTGTATCTCCTATAGGATTGTCGTTTTAAAACTGTACCCTCATAATAATCTGATGGCCAGTGCTCATAGTATCCAGTTTTGCGTAAATTGTCACTAGCTTTTTCCAACTCATCAAACTTTTGTATCAGCACCATCATAAACTCGTTCTCTGGTCCCCAGTCGCCTGTGTCCAGAAACTCTACCTCCTCGTCCTCGTCGTCATCTTCTGGGTGAAAGCACATCAAATAGATATCTTGTGGCACAAAAACAATGTTGTAGCCGTGTGTGATTGCAGCCAGTTCTTCAGGCTCCATGCGAATATCATTACAGGCCACGATTACGATCTGTATGTCAGGAGACTTTGCAAGCTCAACGCCTTCAACAATTGTTTCAATGAAGCTGTCCCAGTTATGCACTTCTAGGATTCTGTATTTGTTTTGCAGACGTGCTGTTCGCGCATACGGACACACAGGCACATTACCCAGGTGTTTGTTTTTTGGTTCAAGATATTTCTCGCACCAGTCGAGAATATCTTTTGTCATTGTCATTCTATAATTTTCTTTATCTTTAATCTGCCCATGTCTTCGTAGAGAGATGCCGTGACCTCCTTACATTGCATGTATATGCCATCCTGTTCTTCTCCGATGTTTCTAGAAATAATACGTTTCTGCTTAAGACAGTCGCTCAGACCCTCCGTCGGCACCATCTCAATTGTCGAACCGTTCTGTATCATCAGTATTGCAAATACAACTTTAATGGACTCCATTTTGTTTTGACTCCAAATCTATTAATCTTTCCTCGTGGAATTGTATAACCATATCGTTCTTTAGTATCATTGGTATCTCTTCTTCCATCTGAGCTTTAAGCTTGTCCACATTACCTGAAAGATATTCAACCAACATGTAGAGCTCTTGGACTTGTGGACTGACCATGTCGCCTTTGGGGACACCGTCAATAAAAGCATTCGCTGCTTCTATATCTTTGTGTATCAGTCTTAAATCTGATTCAATAGAATTAAGACGCTCAATAATAGAGAAGTATGACATGGTGCCGATCGCGACCGCCGCCAGGATGGCTATTAAGTTACGTGCCGGGAGTGAGATACTAGTGTTTTCCGAGAGTTTCATGGTATTGCCTTTGCGATGTCTTTAATAAAACTTTTTATCTTATAGAGTTTTGTTCCGTCACTGTAGTGT